TTCCTGCTGGAATGACTCCTCATCGGCGCACCCAGCTTTGATGAAATTGAAATAATCGGCCTCATCCATCACCATGCGCTCATCGTCGAGAGGAAGCTTGGTTTGAAGCTTGTAGAGGAAGCCCTGATCCAGTGCATCGGCAAGAGTGACGCGGTGGAGAGAGATCCCTTTGGGATTCCCCTTGTGCCGGATCTCGACGATCAGCTGGTTGAAGAAATTAGCCGTTCCACGATGGGTGGAGAAAATATCCATCGACCCTCCCCAGGTGATGCCTGGATAAGCTATCGAGTAGAGCTTGCGTGGGTCTGGATGGAGGGCGAACTCATCGAGCGTGCGATCTCCCCGCTTTCCTGCCTGGGCATCGGGATTGCTCGACATGGAGTGAAGGCGTAGGGCATTGGCAAAAGCCAGCACATAGGCATTATGCCCCTTGTCATCAATGACCCGCTCCCCGAGATCCTGTGCACCGAGATTCAGCAGAGTTGCAAAGCTCTTGCAATCCTCCAGAAAGAGCCTCGCCTGAATGTCGTCGCGTGAGCTGATCCAGGCATCCAGTCTGGCAGAAATGAGCGATTTGCGAGAGACAAGCTTGTAGGCACTCGCCCATGTCCATCCGATCTGGCGAGATTTCTCAGCGAGAGCCAGGCGGGAGTTATCACGCACCCAGGCTGCCTGATAGGGGAGCAACAGCGTGTCACGCTCGGGGAAATTCTTACAGGCACCAGCAAAGCCCTTGTCCAGATAGGAGGGACGCTTGCCTGCCGACGCAATCTTGGCGATCTGGAGCGTCATAGGAGTCCGGCTGCCTCCTCGATTTGCTTGAGGGTTTCCGGTGAGAGCCCCCCCTTGGAGACAATTCCAACAAGCTTCTCCTTTGCTTGAGCGGCGGCATTCTCCAGCAGCTTGATCCGACGACCTGCCAGGATGAGTTTCTTCGGCTCGATGGTTTCCTTGAGCTTCATTGCCCTCTCGTCCAGTTCGATGCTTTTCAGCAGATACCATTCCTTGGCCGAGAGATCCCGGAAGGTCAGCTCGAATTCCTTCTGAGCCAGCCCCTGCCTTTTCGATTCCTCCCAGTCCCTGGGCAGGGAATCTTTCCGAGCTGAAGCTGCCAACTTGGCCCGGTCGATCCTCCAGACCATGCCGTGTTCCGTCATGAGCCGAGAGAGTGCCGCAGGCGAGGAGGAAAGCCCCCAATCGGCAAGCAGCTTTAAGCCATCCTGCAAGGAACCCCCTTGTTCCAGACAAAGCAAAAAGAGATCCTCCCGCTGATCGGGAGTCATCTTGGCAAACAGAGAATCGGCGCGCTTTTTCATTCATTGGTTTTCCAGATCCGGTCTCCGGTGACGGAGTCGGTTTCCCGGGTGATGTGCTTTCCGGTCTCCAGCTCGTGGAGGGCATTTTCAAATTCGAGATCGCCAACTTTGACGCGCCAGCGCATCTCAATTTCCAGACGAAGTGCTGTTTCTGGAACCCCTTCAGGGCGAAGGCGCATAATGGTAAGGATCTTGATTTTCATCGGTGTGTCCTTGCCTCTTCAATGGCTCCCTCCACGCGGGAAACGGCTTTCAGTACCGTGTCGATGCGATCCGTGAGATCGGCTCGAACTTCGTCGATGCGGCCATACAAATCCTTTCCGCGATCGGAACCCGCTTTAATGATCTTTTCCTCGCCCTCCTTGATCTCTTGTCGGATGGCACGGATCTCTACCGCATGCTCGTGATAACGACGGTTGCTTTCGATCCGGTGATCTTCAAATTCTTTTTTGGTAACGAATTCCTTTTCCTTGGCTATCTTGACCGGCTGATCTCCGATGATGGTCTCCCGTTTGCGGAAGACATTGAAACAGGTCAAAGCAAGGCTGAGTAATGGAGATCCAACCACTGCGATCCACATGATCGCATGATTATTGAAGTCACCGTCTGCAATGGTATCGGCAAGGATGGGAATCATGCGGCACCTCCTGCATATTTGGCGGCTCCCAGGATGCGGTATTCGACCTGCATCGTGCCGCGCTCCAGGTCACCGCCGAGGGCGACGAAGAACGATTGCATGAGATCAATCGCTGCCGTGGCCACCGGAGGGGCTGAGGGGCCGAGGTCAATGAAGGTACACTCGCCGACTTCGCCATTTTCGGTATTGGTGACCTGTACCTTCGTGAAGAATGGGATGTGAGGGAGTGGCGAGCCGTGGCAGGGATTATTGTGCGGGCGGCCCAGATCGACGGGGAGGGCGCAGCCGTTGAAAGCGGGATTGGCCTTCGTGGAGATCCCAGAGGCAGTCGTTCCATCATCCTCAGGATCGTTGCTGCCGCCAAACCAGGTGGCGTGTACCCCGCGCACCACGATATCATCTCCCTCGACCGAGGCTGTCCAGGGATAGCGAGAACCGGAGAGGATGCGGACGAGGCCAGGGGCAGGCTTGAACATGGTGAGGATGGGATTGAGAAATGAGAAGAAGCCGCTCATGCGTTGGGAGGGGAAGTATCCCGCTGAGTCATGGAGGCGCAGAGTGAGTCTTTACGGGACTTCAGGTAGGAGAGGATCACCTGCACCATGCCGAGGAATGTAATGACCGAGGCAGGCACCTCAGGGACGCGCTGCGTGCGGAGAGTGACGATGATGAGAGCGAGGATGAAGAGGCAGTAGGTCAGCACAAGCAAACCAATCTCCAGGCGGGTGCTGGAAGGAGTCCCCTTGTCATCGCTGAAAGCGCGGGCGAAGAAACCAGTGGTCGGAGGACGGGGGTCAGAGGTCGGGAGTGAATCGCTCATGCTTTGACAAATGCGCCTCCGAGTTTGGCCAGGTAGGGGCCGCCATACTTGAGTCCGAGCCAGATGCCGACGCAGGCAATCTCGCCCAGGACGAGGAGCCTCCAGAACCATGCTTTTTTACGCTGGGCGGATTCAGCAGCTTGAGACTTCTCAAGGTCTGCGGTCTTGGCTGCCAGTTGCTTGGCTGTCGCTTGCCAGCCCTCCCAGGCTTGCTTGGCTGCCCCCTCGTACCAGGTGAGAGAGGCGGAGGTGGTCGCAAGGTCGGAGGTCACGCCGGTGAGCTGCGATCCCAAATCTGCCAAATCACTTTTTAGGTCAACGATCTCCTGGCCGATGGTTGCATCGTGCGGAGCGGTGGCAAAAAGGGTCACTACGGCCTGCGCTTTATTGAGCGATGCAGAGGCTGTGCCGAGATGCTGCTTTGCTGATGCAAGGCTTGCGTCGAGTGCCACATGGCTGGGAGCGGGAGGGAGGGAGATCGGCTGCGGAGCGCAGCCGGTGAGGAAAAAGCCGAGAGCTGAAATGCTGACAATTAAAAAATGGCTTGCGCCTGCCCGCGCGGACAGACGCAAGAGTGTTCCCCCGAACAAAGTGCAGGGTCGCGTTTTGACCTCTGATGCCTGACCTCTGGCCTCTGGCCTTGGGCCTTTATTGCTTGTAAAGTTCGGGGTCTCGTTTATCACGGAACCAGTCATAGCGACTGATTCAAAAAGGCGTTACCTGACCCTTCCCACGCTACCTTCTATTATGGAAAAGGTGCCGCTGGTGAGCGGTAACTTAGTCATTCGAGCCGCAGGGCGAGAAGTCTGAGCCTCAGCAGAGGCGCGGATGCGATCAAGGCTCTCCCCAGCATAGAAAGAGGCTTCCAGCGTGAAGGTCACATTATCGCCCCCCTTGTTTCTGGCGAGAGAGCACGCTCGCCGATGACTTCCGCCCCCGCAAAGAGCAGATCCTTGGCAGTCGATTGAAGCCTCGCGCAGAAGGGAGAAACCAGCGTTACCCAGAGAGCGGGATCACACCTCTCGGCATGAGGGCCGAAGGTGCGCTCCACCTCGGCAAGCAGGGAATCGACCGAGGGATCAGGGGGAAGAGAGGAATCCATCTTTCTCCTCTCTCATGTTTTCGGAAACCATTCCAGATTAAATTTTTTTCATCCATGCAGACATTGCGGCCTTGAGACCTAAAAGTTTGTCTTCGGCGATTAAAGCTCGTTGTTTCCAGTGCTGGACTTCTGCGGACACTCCCTCCTCTGCTCTCGATAGAAGTACTGATGCCAATTTGTCTTTAAGTCGCTTGCTTCCTTCTCCCTTCAGCTCAAGGCCGTTGATAGTGGCAACGCTGTAACCTGAAATTTCAGCGAGCTGTTGAAGTGTAAGGTGAGCGTCTTCGCGCAACTGCACCCAATTTACATTGTCTGTAATTTTTCTATTGCTCATTAACGAAATCCGAATTACGGTTTCTGTATGTTTCCAAGAAAACCCACAAAACACACGAAGAAAAAAGTCATCCACACTATCAAGCGGGTCGAGAACCGAGTCACTCGCTACTTCACGCCCGAGGGAGAGGAGATCAAGGCGATCCACCACAAGAGCGAGCCACTACTTCCGCGCACCCTCTCCAGCCGATGAGACTCAAGCATCGCATCACTCCCGAGGTGAAGAGTGCCCGCACCTTGCTCATCGAGCGGGGTTGGTCAGTCCGCCGCGCTCATAAGGAACTGGGCTGTTCCTTCACACACCTGGCCCATGTCCTTACCGGACGCCGGGTCAGCAACCGACTCCTGCGCCGCATCATGAGCCTTCCCGAAAGCCCCGTTCCCCGCCGGGAAAGCGGCTTCGCCATCTCTCAGTAAACCCCGAAACCCAAAAACGACAATGAACCCGAACACACCAAAACAAAACGACAGCACCATCGCAGCCGGACTCCTGAACTTCGACAACTTCGATCTGGAAACCCACATCCGCGTTCTCATGGAGGACGATGAGCCTCTCTTCATCGCCAAGGATATTTGCCAAGCCCTTGGCCTGGAGAACACATCAGCAGCTACCGTCACCCTCCAAAGCGATGAGCTGCTATTAAAAATCGTAACCTCAGGGGGTCAGCGGCGTGAGATGCAGGCGGTCACCGAAAGCGGTCTCTATGCGCTGATTTTCAAATCCCGCAAACCCGAGGCTCAGAAATTCCGCCGCTGGGTGACCGGGGAGGTTCTCCCAGCGATTCGTCGCCACGGTCGCTATGATCCGGTCGAGCTGGCCCGCACCCTCCCCCCGCTTGCCCGTCGGGGACTTCTGCAACACCGCTACAACGAGCTGGAAATCGAGATGCAGCAGTTGCGCAATCAGCTCGATCTCGCTCTTGTGCTCCCCGGCCAGATGACGACATGGCAATGGATGCTCACTCAGGGATGGGAGCCAGGCCGTGGGGAGTGTGGCCGTCATGCCGGACGCTGTGTCGCCCTCTCGGCCCTGCGCGGCCTCCCGGTTGGAGAGGTGAAGGTCGTGGAGCACGCCGGGCAGATCACCCGACTCAGCCGCACGGCCAAAACCTTCGAGCCAGAAATCCTCCGCGAAGTGATCGGAGAAGCCGCTTAATCCGATGAAGAAAACTGATCCCATGCTTCCCACACGGGCAGCAATCATCAAACGGCTCACGAAGGTGAACAAATGCCTCAATAAAATCCTGGGAGTGAACGAACTATACCTCAGTCGTTATGCCAAAAAATTCGAGGCTCTTAACCAACCTTGGATGGAGCTGGAAGAGCTACTAGCCGCTCTGAAGAACAACACTGAGATCCTCCTCTGGAATAAAGCCCTTTCCGCTTCCACGAAGTAACCAACCAACCCCGAACCGCCATGCCTACTCTATCAGACATTCCCACCAAACTTTTACCAAAGATCAACAGCTCCGCTTTCATGGATTCAATTCTCCCATCGGCACCATCCAAGATCTCCTGCGTTGCCCTTTCCTATAATGGCAAGCGGATCACTCTCATCGCCATAACGAGCAAGAAGGATGCAGATCGCCTCATGAAGCATATCGGAAAAGACAGAGGGGGGCCTCTGACATTAACCGATGACACTACAAAATTCCTCAAGGCTCACCGCAATGCCCGCCGTGATAAACGCCGCGCCATCAAACGCGAGATGCAATCAGCCGCCTAACCCCGAACCGCCATGCCTTCCCAGATTATTCCTAAGAACGCCTTTCCCTTCGGTACTAATCCCACACCTGAGACCTTGTCGGGCTTTCCTGAAGGGAAAATCCGCATACGACTTCGCAACAACGATGTCGCATGGGTCTTTATCCGTACGGACAAAGAGACGATCAGGTGCATTCCCAGACAGTCCTCACCTGGTCATTGGTACTTCGATCCCAATCTTGTGAAAGGTCGGAATATCCGCGCAGTTGCCGCCTAACCCAACCAACCCCGAACCGCTATGCACGATCTCTACACCCAAGAAGACCTATCAATCCTCCTGGAAGGGGAAAACATCACCGAGGAATTCCGCAAAGCCATCCTGCATGTGCTTCGCCATCCGGGTTCGGATATGGCCGTTCTAGGCGAACGCTTTGCGGGCAGCAGCTCCAACTCAGAGCTTGATCCCAAATTTCTGGGCGATCACAGCGAGGTTGGCATTCACATTGAAGAATTCATGCACGGCAATGATCGCGCCGCAGGCGGTGCAGTTGATCGCATTGTGTCGATAACGCGCTCCCTTGATCGGGATTTCCTGAATCTCAAAGGTCGTGCAAGAGCACTTAGGGCAGGTTGGTTTGGCCATATTGTTCGGGGGTTGCTTCGGATTATAGGTCGAAAATTAGGAGGAGATCAATAACCATGCCTCCCCGCACCCTAGCCAAGCCCGTCGGTCTGCCACCGCAGGCGGAGTTTGATTACACGCATCACCTCCCAGCGGGTGAGAGCTTCTCGGTGCGATGGCTGGGAGCCTTCTTCAAGACCAGCCACCGGCACTGGATCAATCTCGTCGATCTCGGCGAGCTGAAGGCCCTCGACTTGAGCCGCCCAGGAGCCAGCAAGGCGATGATGCGAATCCCTCGCGCCGAGATCGTCCGGTTCCTCAATTCACGAGTCCAATAACCCCGAACCCAAGACCCCGAACCCACAATGGAAACCACTGAAACACCGACATCTGACACGCTGACAACCGCTGAGAAGCGCAAGCGGATCGACGCACTTTACGATCTGGCAGCCCGCCAGCATCGCAGCATCTCCACACTCGAACTGGAGGAGATCGAACGCCTCTCCGCCGAGATCTATGAGGATGCCCGCCTGGAGGAAGCCACACGCTGGCTGAAGGAGACGATGCCAGGGGGATCAGATTCCAGAGATCAGAAGTCAGAGGTCTGAAAATTTTATGACTGCCTATTTCACTCCCACTCTTTTCCCCAGTCCGGGTGCATCTTTCCTTCTCGCTCTGCGTGATTCCATAGACCGATACATCCGTCGCTCTCCCAGCTCCCAATCAAAAGCCAGCGCAGCACCTCAGAGAGTAGCGCGTCAGGTTCGATCCCTTCCATTACTTTCCCAAAAGCCACTTGAGCAGCCCACTCAAATCGCCGCTGGATCATCCAACCCTCTAGGGGAGAAATGGGACTCCGTTCCTGCCCATCTACAAGCTTCCCCAGAAGATCGCTCACGCTACGGCGCGTTTTCATCTCGGAGCGTGCTGCCGCAAACCAAAACCCCTCGGAGCCTTCAGGAGGAAGTTCCTGCGGCCAGATCTGAGGCAGAAGCTCCCTCTCTCGGATCATCCATTCCGTCGCTTGCAACCAGAGAGAGTTCATCCGCCGAGCCTAGCACCTCTCCCCTCTGACTCAAGTTTCAGCTTTCAAGTTTCATCCCTCACCCACTCACCCTCTTATGAATCCGAAGGTAAAAATCTCCAGATCGCTTTTATTAAGTTTCCGAATGGTGTCAGGTCTGCTTCGTCGCGCTGCTCTCCTGGCACAGGTTCGTAATCCTCAATACACGAAATCACCAGCAAGAATGCTCGTGTACCTTCTCGATCCTGCCGCAGCAGTTCGGTGGCCTCGCGTTCGCTCAGGCAGAGTATTAACGCTTCCGCAATCCCTCGCACGCCTCGTAGCTCTGATGGTGTCATCATCGGCTCGATCCCTGCCTCGCTGGCAAGAACCAAGAGTCTATTTCTCTCCTGCCGCCAAAGCTCTGAAGTTTGCATGGCCAGAGCCTATCCACATCCGAGAGGAGGATGGAAGCATCTCCTTATGGGACGGCTCCCAGAATCTCCACACCTCTCCCCTCTGACTCAAGTTTCAGCTTTCAAGTTTCATCCTTCCTTCACCTCACCCGCCCCACCCTCTTCCACCTCTCCTTTTATGAGCAAAACAACCAAACCAAGTCGCACGACCGAGATCAGCACTCAGATAGTAGTGACAGCACCAAACTCTCAAGATGCCCAAATGGGCCAGCAGCTCACCGAGCAGTATCACCGCGCCACGGGAGCTATCAGGGAAATTCTCATCTTTGGAAGTATGATGATTCAGGTGCGCGATTCCACATGTGGAATCGCACATGGATCGAACGAAGAAAGGAAAGGTACGGGCCTTAAAGCATGGGTTTCTAAGTATGCTCCCGAGGTCTCCATTCCCACTGCGTGGAGGTTCATGGAGCTTGCAGAGGGGTTGCAGAAGCGATTCGAGACCACGGATACGGTCTTTCTGCTCTCTACTCCCGTGGAGGATCTGAGCGATGCCGAGCAGGCTAAGCGTAAGGAGATCGACGAGCTGATCGAGGGCAAAAGCCAGAGGCAGCTCTACTTCGATTTTGGGCTGAATGAGAAAAAAGCCGAACTCACCGAAAGTCAGATCGTCAAAGTTATCCGCTCGAAGTCACCCGCGCAAAAAGAGTCCGAACTCCGCACCGCTCTCTGCCTGAAATTCGACGCGGTCTATAAAACCTTCGGCACCAAGGAGTGGCAGATCCTCACCGACGACATGCTGCGCGGGACGGTGGAGCTCTTTGAAGAATTCGCGACCGATGTCCGCGCCTACCTGGCCATTCCGAAGGCCGAACGAGTAGCCCGCAAGATCAAGGCCCTCACCGACAAATAATTTCAGTTTTTCCAAATTTCAGCGTTTGAACTAATGACCTCTCCAGCCCTTATTCTCCCCTCCGATCTCGCAGAGCTGCCCGAAGCCGTGCGGGAGCAATTTGATTTCTGGAGGGAGTTGCTGGAGCCGCTGATGGATCTCCGCCGAGGGGTTGTGACCGCCTTGCAACATCTCGCCGCCTCACACCGCCTCCCCTACAAGACGGTAGAGAAGAAGTTCTACTCCGTCCGCAAAGCAGGATGGGCGGCTTTGATCGACAAGAGGCATTGCTCAGAGCTGTGGCGGCGCGGGGATAGTATTGCTCTCTCTCTTGGGGATAAGGAGCTGGTGAAGCTCTATTGTGAAAGGTATCAGCGATCCTCGGCAGCCGCCATCCGCGCCCTGCGGCGCGACTGGCGCAAGGGTCTTGTCGAAACATCCACCCCGCTTAATGTGGGCTCGCATTACCCTTACGGGTGGAGCGAGGCTAATCTGCGGCGTCACCTTCCTTCCAAGTTCGAGCTTTCGGTAGCTCGCGTTGGTCGCTCGGCTGGGGCCAATCACCGGCAGCTCGTCTATACGACCCGCGCCGATCTCTGGGTAGGATCACACTATCTCTTTGATGACATGTGGCACGACCACATGGTCAATCACCTCGATCAGCGCAAGACGGGCCGCCCGCTGGAGTTTCATGCGCTGGATCTATTCTCCGCAAATAAATTTGCCTGGGGAATGCGCGTCCGTATGGAGCGTTCCGATGGCACGATGGAGGGGCTCAAGGAAGCCGACATGCGTTTCCTCTTAGCACATGTCTTTTCCAACTTCGGCTATTCCCAGAGGGGAACAACACTCGTTGTGGAGCATGGCACCGCAGCGATCCGAGAGGATCTGGAACGCCTGCTGCATGAAGAGACGGGTGGTCTCGTCACGGTCGCCCGCTCTGGAATGACGGGAGCCGCCGCCGCCGCCCATCAGTATGCAGGACGGGCTAAGGGAAATTTCCGATTCAAAGCGGCCCTGGAATCTCTCGGCAATCTGATCCATAACGAGATGGCCTATCTCCCCGCCCAGACGGGCCGGAATGTGGAGAACCGCCCCGAGGGGCTTCATGGCCTACTCAAGCGCAATGACGCGCTCCTATGCGCTCTCTCCCAGCTCCCTGCCGAGCGTGCCGAGATGCTCCTCTGGCCGATGCTCACCATCCAGCAGTTCCGCATTGTAGCTGATGAGATCTATCAGCGCATCAATGAGCGTACTGATCACGATCTGGAGGGGTGGGATCTCCAATACCGTCCCGACCCTCGCACGGGAGGAATGCGCCGGATGTCTCCCGCCGAAGTCTTCCGCCCAGGAGCACGCCAGCTTACCCGTCTCCGCCCTCAGGCTATCGCCGCAATCCTCCTGGCTGACATGGGGGAAGAGAGAAGTGTTCGCAAGGGAATGATCGAGACCCGAGATGGGGAGATCAGCGGGGATGCCCTGCGCTTTGATGCGCGACTTCTCAAGGAAGGGGAAAAGTATCGCTCCATTCTCAATCCCTACGCGCCGGATGCCCTCTGGTGTTTCGACGCGTCGGGCCGATTCGTGGCCGCCTGTGCTCGTATTGGCAGCATCGACAGGGCCAATACCGAGGCCATTCAGGAACGCGGCGGACGCGTTGCAAAAGACGAAGCCGAGGCCCTTACCCCCTTCCGCGCTCGGCACGCAGCAGAGGCCCGAAAAAAGGCTACAGAAATGCGCCACAATATCTCTGTTCTCTCCGGCACTCCCATCACACCGGAGGAAAAATCCCGCGCTCGCACTCTCCGCTCCGTCGATGCCTCCGACCTCCTGGACACGCCAGGCGAGGAAGAGATCGTGGAGGATTTCGCCCCAGCCTTTGATGCCTCTGACCTGCTCTAAAATTTATGAACACCCCGAACCCACACAACCCCGAACCACCCGAAGAAAACCCCGATGCCTCCGCGCTCATCCCCTCCGAGGATCATGCGCTGGCACCCCGCAATAGCGGCGGCACGGTGCGCCAGACATGGAACTTCTCATCCCATGATGTGAAGGCCAATCTGAGCCACTGCGAACCTGAGCGGCGGCAGATCCTCGTCGATTGCTTCCTCTGGTCGATTAATTCCAATCACCCGTTCACGCTCGCTGATTTTGCCGAGGCAGTCGGCTACGACAAGACGACGATCACCCGTCTCTACACGGGCAAATACACCTCCCACCAGACCGGTGCCCGCCTGGAGATCCCTGAGAAGCTCGCCAAGAGCGCGAGGGAATGGCTGGCGCGGCAGAAGAAGAACTTCAAGGGGCGCGAGGGCTTTGTCCTCACCCCGACGGCCAAGAAGATCTGGACATTGGCCAACCTGGCCCGTGAGAGCCAGACGGTCGCCTTCTTAATCGGGAGCTCCCACATCGGCAAGACCTGGGCTCTGGAGAACTACGCGTACCATAATAATCACGGAGCCACTCCCTATGTCCGTATGGAGGCCGCTGGCGGACTCGGCGGCATGGTCAAGAATATCGCCCGCTCCCTGGCCATCAGCGAAGCGGGGAATACCCGCGATCTCGTCACCTACATCACTAAGACGCTCTCTCCCGAGATGCTCCTGATCCTGGATGAGCTGCACCTCCTCTCCTACACCTACCGGAAGGAGAGCTTCTTCTCCTGCCTGGAGGTGATCCGCGAGATCCACGATAAGAGCGGCTGCGGCATGGTGCTCTGCGGCACACGACTCCTCATGGAGCGCATCCGCCCTGGACAGCATAGCGAGATGGAACAGCTCGTACGGCGCGGCCCCCACAAGCTGACGCTCCCCACCATGCCGACCAAGGCAGATCTTACAGCGATCCTGGAAGCCCACCAGCTCCCCTTCCCCACCAAGGGAGATCAAGTCACCTGGAAAGGCCATGTCGAGCAACCCTACGACCTACTCCGCCAGCTCGCCGAGCTGGAAGGTCTCCTGGCGATTTCCGAACGCCTGCGCTACGCCTCCAAAATCGCTCTCAAATCCCGTGAGGACATCGACTGGAAGCACTTTGTCGCCGCCGACCTCCTCATCAAATCCAACTCACAACCCGAACCCAACTGGAAATAACCCCAACCCCGAAACCCACCATGCAAGCACCTATCAAACGCAACAATAGCCGCATCAAGACACCTGCGACCAAGATCAGCATCACCCGCGATCAGGCCGAGGCCTTTGTCTCCCAGATCACCGACCTCACCATCCAGCGCAATCAGCTCCTCGCCGACCGCGATGAGCAGGTGTCCAAGATTCACAGCAAGTTCGAGCTGACCCTTGGAAATCTGGAAGGTCGTATCAAAACGCACACTGAGATCGTGCGCGACTGGGCGAGCGACAACCCCGAGGAATTTGGCAAGAAGAAGTCGATTGTCTTTTCACAAGGCACCATCGGCTTCCGCACCGGAACACCGAAGCTCAAGACGCTTCCAGGATGGACATTCGCCCGCGTGCTCGATGCGCTCCGCTCCATTAAGTGGGGAGCCGCCTATATCCGCCTGACCGAGGAGGTCAATAAGCAGCTCCTCATCGCCGACGAAGCCTGCCAGAACCTCGGAGATGGCGAGCTCAAACAAATCGGCCTCCGCATCGACCAGGAGGAGAGCTTCTTCATCGAACCCGCCGTCACCGAACCTGAGAACCGCCAGCAAGTGGCCACGGAAAAGGCTTCCTCTTCTGACCTATAACTCACCTTTCACCTTTCACCTTTCATCCCTCGTTCCTATGAACCTCTTCCCCTCTCTCCTGAAGCTCCTCGCTGAGTTCGTCTGCCTCTTCACCCTCATCGTCGATGGTGACTTCCTCTGGAGCGCGATCCAGAGCGGCTACTGGGGAGTGGCCCTCGTCACCCTCGGATTCGGAATCATCCTTGGAATCCTCCTCCTCTGCCTCTTCTGACCTCTGACTCAAGTTTCACCTTTCATCCCTCTTTCTCCATCCAATGACTACCTTCCTCGCCTACTTCGCCCTTGTCCTCTTAATCGGTATCGAGCTGGGCATCGTGATTGATCGCAAGCTCATCCACCAACGCAACCGGCACCGCTTCACCAGCCTCGGTCGCCAAACCTTCCTCCACAAATTATGAGCCACGCCGGAAAAGATGACCTCAGACCTTCGACCTCTGATGTTCCTGTTCCTTCCGCCTTCGTGCTCCTGGAGCATCGTCGCTCGGATCTCGGCTGCCAGACCCTCCCCATCGCTGTCTATTTTGACGAGAGGAAAGCCGCTGTAGCCCTGGAGAGCTACTCACCCAATGCGCCCCGCCACACCGTGGCCGTGGTGCCGATTGTGGACTGACCTCTGACTCAGCTTTCACCTTTCATCCCTCTTTCTCCATCCCATGCCCACACGCAACCCCATCCGCCAACGGCCCAAGCTCCCCTTGATCTCCGCTCCCATCGTCGCCTCCCAGATCAAGAGCGAACGCCGGATCATTCTGCTCAAGCACCGCCTCCGCCGTCTGCAAGCCCTCCCTCTCCGCGATCTCCTCGCCTCCGCGTGAGTTAATTTTATGAAATTCTCAGAAGCCCGAATCATCGAGTTTCACCGCACACTGCATGAGTGCTGTGGGATGCCTGCACTCCGCATGACCTTCAACGATCAGCGGCTCTGGCATGATTTTTTGATCGAGATGGCCCCGCTCGAAGATCACCCCGACGGCCCCCTCTCTATCGAGGATATCAAGGCCGTGATCCGTGAGCAAAAATGGCAATGTCGTCAAGGGAAAGCCTCTTGGTCACTCCGCCCTGGAGCCACCCTCCAGAACGCCATCGCCTTCCGTGACCTTCTCTTGCAAGTCCGGGCCCAGAGGAAGCCCCTCAGGAGGCCGGAGTCTCCCGTAGAGGCCAACAGTCAACACTCAGAGTCCCAGCCTGATGCCTCTGAGCAGCCCAAAGAATCCCCCATATCGGGTGAGGAATTTTCTGAGTCGATCCGCCGCATGAAGGCAAAACTCCGAGGAGGTGCGGAGTGAATCTCGTCAAACTCCATGAGATGAAAAAGGACGACGAACTCTACATCCGTCTCCACTTTCACTTCCAAATCACCGTCCCGCTCCGCAAGCGCATCAAGGAACTTCAGGCGGAGATAAAATCTCTCCGCGCCTCTTGGAGACCTCCTGAGTCTGATTTCTCTTTATGCACTACTACAACGAAAACGATCCCTCCGCTGTTGCCTGGTTAAGCGAACTCATTAGCAATGGACACATCCCCAACGGCGACATTGATGCAAGAAGCATCCGAGAAGTTAAGCCCTCAGATCTCGACGGCTACACGCAATGCCACTTCTTCGCCGGAATCGGTGGTTGGTCACTTGCCTTACGCCTCGCTGGATGGCCCGAAGATCGTGAAGTCTGGACGGGATCGTGCCCGTGCCAGCCGTTCAGCACAGCTGGCAAAGGGAAGGGAACGGCTGACTCGCGTCACCTTTGGCCGCAGTTGCGTCGTCTCATCCGCAAGTGCCGCCCTTCAGTTATCTTTGGCGAACAGGTTGCAAGCAAGGCTGGGCGTATATGGTTCGATGGAGTACGGGCTGATTTGGAAGCTTTGGCCTATGCTGTCGGGGGTGCCGATTTGTGCGCTGCGTGCATCTCCGCACCGAACATCAGGCAACGGCTTTGGTGGGTGGCGGAGTCCTATTTGGACAGACTGGAAAAGTGCAACGATCAGTCGGCAAAAAATGGGGCGACTTTCAGACCAGGTCGTAAAACTTTTCGGGTGGGCGACACCGACCGCTCAGGATCATTCGAGGGGGAGTTTGCCCCCTCGACCGACAGACACGGGTATACCTCTGTCTCAGCAAGCGGTGCTGGCTGGATGGAATACCCCTCATTGCCCCCGGGCTCACGACTCGGATCATTCGACAAGTTCCTACCTCGACCGGCAACTCCTTGGGACGAGTTCGAACTCATTCTCTGCGGAGACGGGAAAACGCGCCGCATTGAACCCGGAACATTCCCGCTGGCTTATGGGGTATCCGGTCGAGTGGGGCTCTTGCGGGGCTACGGCAATGCAATCTCTCCGTACCTTGCGGCGGAGTTCATCTCTGCTTATCAAGAATCGTTAATTCCGACCTCTGACCTCTGACTCAGCTTTCACCTTTCATCTTTCATCTCTCTCTCCCATGTCCCTCTCCAAAGCCCAAACTTCTCTCTACTGGCGCACCTGGTCGAGCGTCTGCATCTACATGGGCTGGAAAAATTCGGACTCGAAACTCCGCTATGCTCTTCATGCTGAAGCCCATTGTGCGGCCAGCATGACCGACTTCGAGAACTCCGATCTCGACCGCTATCTGCGGTATTGTGACGGACTGCTGGGCCATGAACGCCCCGCCAGAGTCTCTGTGCAGGGAGATCGTAACCGGACGATCTGGCGGATTAAATCGGATGCAAAACGCGCCGGATTTTCAGACGAATATCTCGCTAAAATCGCGCACGATCTGACCGGAGGCTTCGGTACCTGGGAGGAGCTGCAACTCCCGGAGCTGGAGAAATTCCGCAACACGATCTCCAACCGAGCACGAGGGAAAGTCTCGAAAAAAAGTGGCAAGAAATCGGCCAAAAAATCCACGCCGGAACTTGTTACTTCCAACCCTTATTAAAATCCATGAATCTCGCGGCCCGACTCAATCTCTACCTTCTTCAAGCGAAGGGATGGGTGTCGGCTCGCGAGATCTGTGAGCACTTTGGGCTCAATGAACGCCAGCTCCGAGGCAAGCATGGCACCCCTGGCATTCTGGCTGAATTTGCAGCCTCCTCTACCCGTCAGGGAGAGAGTGGCTACTGCCATCACCGCTATCTAAGCACGAAGGAATGGCTCCCGATTAAGCATCGAATTATGAGGCATTCAGTTTCTCAGATGAGGAGCATCCGTTTCCAGGATACGGCCCGTCACAACATTCTGAGCGGTCGGCGGCCCGACCTCCTGGAGATCCACTCTGGGCAGATGCTGCTCTTGCCGGTGTGAGAAATTATCATGAAATGCTTGCTTTTTTTGACCACTTCCAGCACAGCTTTCTCGTCCGGCGCGGAAACACCGGATGCCCCTTTGTTACACCCGACTAGAAAACGGGAGGGCCAAAAAACAAAAGAAGCCAGTCGATGCAATAGGTTTCAACGGGTTCTGCCGTTGGCCGATAAGGTTTCCGCCTTTGTATCGGCTGGCTTTTTTGTGCTCCGAAAGGGGCATTTGAAAGGTAATACAATGAAAAAAAACGACTCTGCTGTAACAGCGGAAGCGCAGAAAGCAGTTCAGGAAAAGGACTGGAAATGCATCCTCCGTTTGGAAGATAGCATCCTCAAGACATGGTCTCTCACCCGTATGGTGATTGAGATCCTCACTCGGCAACTCGATGAGAGAGGCCATTACATGGAGTCTGTCGCAGCAGGCATCCAGCTATTAGAAAGCTCGGCATTCAACGATATGGACGAGGCCTTCACCGAGGTCACGGCCTATTGCAATCACCTCAGAAACCAACTCGAAAACACCCCAAAAAGGAAATAAGAAGATGAACTCAATAATGCAATTCCGAGATTCAGAAAATGGATACTCGGTCAGAACAGTCAAGATCAACTCCGAATGCTGGTTCGTAGCCAAGGATGTCTGCGACATTTTGGAGATAGAGAATTCGAGACATGCAGTGTCACGACTTGATGATGATGAGAAGAATACCGTCGCTTTAAACGACGGAACCTCCGGCAATCCGAATCAAACAGTGGTCTCGGAATCGGGACTTTTCGCTCTCATTCTGAGAAGCAATAAGCCCAATGCCCGCGCCTACCGGAAATGGGTGACCTCGGTCGTTCTTCCGGCACTGCATCGTGGAGAGAGCGTCCAGGGAGTCCCGATGACCATCGCCATGCGCCGACTCCAAAAACAAAAGCTCCTCATCAAACAATCAGAACTCCTCGTTGACCTTGAAGAGGTGAGGAACGAACTCGAAGCCCTGCGAGAATCTGGAAATCTGCCAGGCCATCTCTCAGTACAAGAGTGGATGGAAGAGAACGGCCTTGATCTGAATCATACCAACCGGTGCAAGATCGGCTATCAGCTCGCCAGAGACTCAGACCAGGGGAAGATCACCCAGGGCGAAAAGTCCGTCCCTGTGAAAAATAAGGCTAGAGTGAGACGACTCTTCACTTATCCTCCTGAGGCAATAGCAGCGACCTACGCCGAGCTATTCCCAGCTCAGATCGAAGGTTGATACCCTGCGGCGGGGTAAAATCCGCCGCAGAAATCAGCATTCTTGGAAAAATGCAACTGCCGTGCAGCGTCAATTCTCGAAGGCTGCATGAGCAATGCACAGCGGGTAAATTTATCCTCTAACCTTTGCAAAAATGGCTTTTTGAGCCGGAAAATCCTCAAACCTTGATATAGGGGGCGGCGCGATGAGTTTTTAAGCCTCACAACAGTGTAGATCCTCGCCTTCTTCCGGTTATTTCCGCCTAGTTCCATATCCTCCAACCTCCTTCTAT